ATCACTTGAATATATTTTTTCTATTTCTATATTCAGACATTCTAAGAAATAATTTAAAAATCTAACATTAAATGTATATAGATATTTATCTTTTAATTTTAATAAATTTTCTAACTGAGGATAATACTTGTCAAAATACATAGACTTAGAGTAAGACTGTTTTACTGTATTAATCATTTTTTTTTGCCATTCTAGTTTATGATTGATCTTCATATTTTTGATACTAGTGCCTAGCTTTTGTTTTTCTAGCGGTATGGTTATCCATTTTTCACCATCTCTTCCTTGTATTTTATTTCTATTTTGAAAGTAATTCTTTCTATAGGAAACTGAGTCTAATATAATTAATTTATCTGCTTTACATATTTTATCAAAATATCCTACATAAGACATAAACTCAGGCTGATGGGCTGTAACTATCATAGTATATAAGAATGCAAATAATATTTTTCTGCGTAATCAAAGCCCATTTCCATCCCTCTCATTTTAGCTAGAGTCTTAATTCCGTCTGGGTTTAACGGACTAGGTTTTTGTTTGGTTTGGGTTACATAAAACATAAACGCATCAATCTTTTGTTCTAATTCTAATAGTGTACAAGGTAAATAAACACCGCCACTTGTCAAAGCATCTGTAGTTTGAACGAAAGGATATTCATAAAGATAAACTTCTTTCTCTTGAGGTTTGCCCTCTCTTAATCTTAATGCAGCCATAACCGCATTATAAGTCACCCTGTGGTCAATATGTCTAGATGGGTAAGGTAGAAAGATCCTATCATAATTAGACTTCAGTAGATCATCTAAATAGGTTACTATTTCATATTCTGGAAGTGAATCTAAATGACCTTCTTTTTCTGAAAATATAAAAGTTTCACCTACACCTAAAAATTTATGACAAGCTGCTATTTCTTTCATTTTATCTGAAGCTAATATATAATCCCCTTTAAAGTTTACATAAGAACTTACACCCATTATTAAAACATCGCATTTGTTCTTCAACATAAAGTTACCACATCCCAACACTTCATCATCTGCGTGAGGTGCGATAATTAGATTTTTGTATATCATAGCTTTTCATTGTTTTTTATTTTACTTGAACTTTTTTTATACATATAAGTGAATATCTCAGCCATTTCTGGTTCTTCTGAATCAATCAAAGCTTTTGCTAATAGTTTTCTGCTATTAATAGATTTAGTACTTTGAAGTATTAAATTGTAATACTCATCTAGTTTCTTATTATATTTTGAATACATACTGTAATTATTATAAGCGTGCATTGCTGTGGTGTGATCATAAGCCTTACCGTTATTTTCAAAGAAATCTCTTATATTGTAATAAGTCATATACTCTACTGTTCTCATAATATAAACAAACAAAGATCTCACTTCAATTATATGTTGTTTTCTACTGTTTTCAAATATATTAATTCCTGTTATTTTTTTCAAAACTCTAGACGTTTCCTGAGCAAACAAAAAATTCTTATCTATTTCTGTTTTAAATTGTTTCATATAATAAATATTCGTTTAAATCTGTGTCCTTGTGATCATTGTATTCTTTAACTGCAGCTTCACACTTCTGCTCACCAGTTAGATAAAATTCTTCCGATACATCTATCCATTTAGGAACTAGTGTCCCTTTATCAATAGCTATAAATTTAAAATCCTTGTAAGATATTCCAAATAAGTTACAATATATAAAACATTGTAAATCATAACTAAAATCTTTAAAAGCCCATTTAGTGTTTTTTATGTTAATCGTTGTCTTGAGATCTATGATCTGCCCAGTTTCAGTAATAATATCTGCTTTCCCACGAAAAGGCATTCCCATTACATTCCCTGCGATTGCAACTTCAAATTCTGCGTTTTTTAAAACAGATACTAATTTGCTATTCATAAGGAATCCATCCGCTAAACGCTCTGCACTTGTTCTTTCTGCAACAGTAAAACACTTTCCGTATTCTATTTCTGCTTCTTTGAATGCTTTAGTCGTTCTTCCCTTTATATCAATAAATTGCTGTGCTTCAAAAACGTGAGGTTCTAGGATAGCTGTATGAAATAACCAACCATCTCGTAAAGCCTGAGTTTCTTTAGTACCCCATTTTAATTCTTTTACAAATTTCTTATAGGAGTGCAACAAAGTTTTTGCTATGCTACTGCTTAACATATTCTTACCGCAAACATTATAATAAAATTCATCATCATCCATTTTTTTGATTAACTCTGCTTTATTCCAAACAGTTCCATCTAATAATTTAATAGTCTCTACTTTCTTTTCCATATCTTATTAATGTGTTTTTTTTTCCATATTAGTTTTAATTTATTTCTTTGCTTAACAGTTGGCATTTTGCCCATTTTGCATACAGATTTTACAAATTCATAATCTTCATACGATAATGTTTTTTTAAGTAAATTCTTCAACCATACGACAGCTTCTTCTGTTAATGGCTTACGACCTGTATCTGCTCCTGCTTTATAACTAACTCCATATCTAAAATCTGAATCATAGACAGATCTTTTTTGATTGCTAAACCTATCCTTTGCCATCTATATGAATTTTATCGTCTTTCATCCCAATCGTTTTTAATTATAATAACACTTTCTACTATGCTTTCGTAGTCTTGATATGCATTCATTAAAGAATGTTCAAGGTCTTTAACTTCATCCCATCTTGCACCGTGTTCACAATCATCCCAAGTAAATTCTAACGACTGTACTTCTTTTTTGTTTTTATAAATTATAATTTGATATTCACTAGGCATATCTAGTTTCCATCTTTCTTGTCGTACTTGTTTGTCTGAATCTTCTAATCTAGTTATTAATTCTGCTTTAGTGCATTTTTCTAAAATCTCATAAAAGGATTTGTGGAAGTGTCTTTCTTGTTTTTTCATAATTCTATTTCGTTTAATTTATTGTATACATAAGTTAAGTCTATATATAAACTTGATTTTTCAGAATCAGTTAAATCTAAACCATAAACCTGTTCTTTAAGAAAACAAATTTTTCCCATTGCCCTACCTGCTCTTTTAGAATTTCTTGTATTTGCTGATTGATAATGTTTAATAAGTTCTTTATTTTTCATTGTTCATATGTTTTTTAATGTCTCTTAATTTTGCTACCATTTTAATGGCACTACCTGAGATGCCAAAATATTTTTTAACATCAGTTATTCTCCAATTTCTGTGAGGTCTTAATCCTTTAGAATACCATTCTAGATCTCTAATACTAATCAGTAAATTATAATAACCTACTGGCATAGGGTTGCTATTAACATCAATTGTTTTTTGTAAGTCTTCAATAAATTTTGGTTCTTTCATTTGTTCTTTGTATTAAGTTTGTTTTTCTGCTGATCTAGCCCTTTCTATTGCTCGAAGTTTATCGGATCTGTATTCTGAAATCGTTAAATGATACAGTTTTTTTTCATAACTAAGTTTATTACATATCCTAGTCAAAACAATAGCAGCATCTTTCAGAGATACTAAGTCGGGGTTTTCAGGCTTTGCCTTGTACCATTTCAGTACAATCTCCTGCATAGTAAGTAATGCAGTATTTAAATCAACGTCTTCTAAGACATCAAATTTTTCTCTCATCATATACTTTTTAATATCCATATAGTAAAGATACTAAAAATTGTTAATAAGTTACATAGTATTGTAAGTTATTTCTGAAGCGTGATTTTCTGGTAATAAGTAACAAGGTTTAGTTACCTTTTTCTTGGTCCAAAGTGTAGTATCTGGACACCACATATCAACTGGTTTAGGTAATTCCATATTATTTAACCAGAACAAATAGTTTCCCTTAGGATCATTTATGAAATACAACTTAACTAAATCACTAGGCATTTTCATTAGCTGATCATATTTATATTGTTCTAACATTTTATCTTCGTAGTACTTGTTGCGAAATTTCATCTCCATTACGCATTCCTTTCCTTTAGGAGTAGCACCAACAGCATCATAGTGTTCAAATCCACCACCACACCATTCTAGGTCCCATCCACTAAACGTATTAAAAAATAGTATTACTGCTTTTTCGAGTTTATGTACACCTTCAATATCCATTACTGTCCGTTATTGTACAAATTATTTATGTCTTGTATCCAGTTATTATAAGTTTTAGGACTACAGGTACAAGGAACGTGATATTGGTGGTTAAAGTATTCTGAATGTAATCTTGCTAAAAATTTCTGTTCACCTTCATCTAGAGTATTACTGTTACTAGACTTAAAGTTTTGCCATTTTTTATAGTCTTGTGCTGTTAATTTAATCTTAGCCATTCCTAGATATTTTAATTTTGTTTAACATATTTTTTCTTTCATCACATTTACAATTTTTCTTACCTAATAAGTCAAACCATATTTTATTATGTAGCCATTTTATACCTGAGTAATAAAAAATCTTTTCTACTAAATCTCCTAATCTCATAGCTGTTTATTTATGTTCCTGTTAATTAATTTTTCTAATCTTTTTTTAACCTTGTTGTAAGTATTGTAAACCGAATAATAACTAATCGTTGTTTTATCAGACAGGCCTTTAATAGATTCACCACCCTCTATGTATCTATAAATTTTTTCATCATACCAATGGAAAGTGTCTAGAGCATTATTAACCATTTCATAGAATTTTTCTACATCATCAATTTCGTTGTACTCAGGTTGTTTCATTAATTCTTCAATAGGTTTACCGTTAGAATCCGTAAGAGATACAATTTTTATCTTACTTTGTTTTCTAGTCAGATCAATAAATAAAGATCTTAGGGTACGAAAAATATAATAGTGATTTATTTCTGTTTCATTGTACATAACATCTGTTCCTTTAGAAACTAGAATGTGAATTTTAATGTACATTTCTTGAACTATGTCTTCTGCGGTTTCAAAGTTGCAGCCAAAACTTTTAACAATTCTTATCCAATCATTATGCTGTTCTGCTACAATCTCTAAAGTAGATTTCATATTCGAAACCAAGTAATATGAATACCACATACACAAAACATAAAAGTAATTTGTTCGTAAAACTCATCTTCTTCTAAATCCTCTGGATCTGGTTCTAAATTAGGGTTATAATATAAAATTCCAACTGAAAGTCCGTAAATAGGGACTAACTGAATATTAACTTGAGTGTTATTTATATTAAAATTTATCAAAACGGTAGGTCTGTTTGTACTCTCTTAGGTAAATCTAGTAAATTTTTTCCATTTATTTCAAATCCTACGTTATTTTTTACTGATCTAAGCACTATAGGGCTATCAATTGATGTCGGTCGACCCCCTGTATCCACATCCTTTACTTTTCTAACGTGAATCAAGCTATTCATCCATTCTGTTGGATGTTGAATATACCTGTGAATAACAATGAAATCATCAGCACGATTTACAAATTTACCTCCACCCTCTACATCACTTGCCATTGGGGGAATTGGATGCCCTGCATATTCGTGTCTGTCTGAATGCCTCTTTCTTAATGCTTCTGTATTTGCGTGAGTGTTTAGCCATAAACTTATTTGATTTTTCTTACAAAATACCCGCATTTCACTAGTAGCAAAATAATCATATTCGTGTCCGTTATGAGTCCTAGATAAATCTTTGTCTTTTATTAACGAATTAAATGGATCGATTAACAAGCCCTGATAATTCCAAGCCTTTTTTAATTCAGTAGCTAAATCTAAAATATTTTTATAACTATATAATTCTTGAGGATCAATAAACTTAAAATGCTCATTTATAAATTCTGATCTATTCTTGAAATGTTTTTCTTCTATTTTGTTGATGACATTACCCTCCATAAATTCTATCATCTTTTTCATTAAAGTGTAGGGTTCATTTTCGCTACTAAATACTAACCATTTTAAATTGTGTTTAATTGAGTACAACAACATTAAGTATAAAATAACAGTTGTCTTACCTGTGTTTGCGTGTCCGAGAATTACATTAAAGTTTGAAGTTTTAAATCTAAAATGCTCATC